TCTTCCTTTATGATGAAATCCACAAGTTCTTTTCCGTCTTTTATTTCCTTGTACGGTTTCATACCTGCCATTATTTTTCCTAATTCTCCAAATCCGCACGGTATATCGCATCTCATTCCGTCTGTTCTTTTATTTGAAATATATTTCACAAGCACGGTTTCTGTCCTTACCTCTGCTTTCTTCAAACACAAATCTGCAATGACTGGTGTGCAATCCCTTAAAATTCTGTAGAGGTTTTTTGCGTATTCCTCTGCTTCTTGTGCCGAATGCACTTTCACATATATTGTTTTCAATCTTCTTTTCCCCCTGCAATGATTCCAACTGCATTTTCAATCATGATATACTCCTCACCACCATCAATATACCCGTCACCATTTGCTCTAATATCTGCACAAATCTGATTGAGGTCTGCTCTGCCAAATGGTTCTCCGTTCTCGTTCATGAGTGATGTTGCCATGATGCAATATCCGTCCTCAAGACCTGCAAACTCCTCAAGGATATATGTCACAAGCACTCTCACGGTGCGTCCTGTGTTCTTTCCGTCCTTGAACTCCATCATCTCAAGGATGTCGCCTTTTTTATAGTCTCTGTCATTCTTCCGGAGTTCAAATGTCTTTTCTCCGGATGCAACCTCCTCAAAAAATGTCGCTCCCAGTTTAATGTGATGCACTTTCTGACCGTTCTCCTGTGTGTCTGACGGGAGGTTGTTCATCTTCTCCTCCTCTGCCTGTTCACGGAGTTTCTTTTTTGTCTCACGGTCGATTGCATCCTGCTCCTCGTTATATCTCTGCTCCTCGGTCTTGTAAGCCTCTGCACGGTTCTTGTACTGGTCGCATGAGGTACATGTTCCGGTCTTTACGTTGCAAGTCTCGTATTCGGTGCAGGAATAGCAGATTGATGTGATTCCCTCCGGATGCGGTGTCTCATAATCGTCGCCCGCTTTCTTTTCCTCCGGAGGATTCATGCTGTTTTCTGATGGCTGCTGCCCTGCTGTGTCTGAATCTGACACGGTGTCCTGCTGCCCTGCTGCATCCTGCTCCTGTTTCTGCGGTGATTTCATGTCCTTAATTTCCGTATAGGACAATTCTCCGTTTTCCTTGTACTTTGCAAGTGCCTCCTGCTGCATCTCCGGAGACATCCCACTCAACTCATACGCTGCGGAGAATGTGAGACGCTCGTTGTTGAGTTCCTCTCGAAACTCCGGAATCAAATTGTTGTTGACGCTCTCAATCTGTGCGATCTTGGTCTTTGACATCTTGAGCATTGAGGCGATGACATCACGGAGGCGACCGGACTGGAGGTCATATCCTTTGATTTTCTTTCCATCCGTTTTCATACGCTCAAGACACGCTTTGAGACGCTGTTCCTCCTCGATGACATCCTTGAGAGACTTTGTCCGGTATGCGTTTGCGATGATGATTTCCACCTGCTCCTCGTCCTCGTCCTGCGGTGTGGTCAGTTTGCAGGTCGCAATCTCAAAATCTTTATATCCCTGCTCGACAAGGTGCTTGAGTGCAAGCCACCGTCTCTCACCTGCGACGATTCTATATTCACCCTGCTCATTCGGCTCAAATACAACCTCAAGATTCTGTTTGAGACCATACATGAGGATGTCTCCTGCCAGTTCCTCAATATCTGCCAAATCGTAGAAATTGAGTTTGTTTCGGTACATCTTGAAAATTGAAATGTCCTTTGTCCGGAATCTCGCTCTCGGTGATTCGTCAACTCCTGCCTTACTGTTCTTGTTCAGTGCGTCCATGACGCTGAATCCTGTTGCCATGTTCTTTCCTCCTGTTTTCTCCCGTCAGTGCGGTCACGATTTCTTTGTATTCCATTTCACACTCGAAAATCTGTGCGTCGAGTGCGTCCAATCTCTTGTATAACTGGTTTTCAATGCTTTTCGGTACTTTCTCGCCATTCCGCAGTAATATACCGATTATCTGATATTTACTCTTGCAGGTCAGTTCCGTCAAAATCTGAATCTGTTGCTTTTGATTCTCTGCTCTCCGGAATGACCCGCATATCTCTCTTTCGGTCACACGTATCCGCTCCCCTATTCTGTTAGTTTCTGCTTTTTGGTCTCTGTACGCTCGACGTTTATCTCGCCTTTGCTATTCTGTGATATAGATGCTTTGACCCCACCTCGGAGGTTCAGAGTGACCTTTGCCAGTCCTCCGGTGTATATCTCCTCAACTGCTGCCTTGAGAATATTCACGATGCCCTCACTGCATCTCTTTTCCGGTGCTGCTGCCTCTCCGAACAATGCAGCGACGTTCTGCATCGCCTTTTCTTTCCTCTGTTTCTCTTTCTGATACTCAACCGCCTGTTCACAGGTGCAGGACATTGTCGCCTGTTCCTCTGCCTGTGGCTGTGTCAATTTCTCCTCGCTGTCGATCTGCACCATCTGTCCGCAGAATCGACACGGTGCTGTGTTGATGATGTTTCCCATGTTCAATCCTCTCTTTCTGTCGCTCTCATGCGACCTCCTGCAAAATTATCTTTCTGAATATGCTCTCAAATATCGGAACTGCAATGCTGTTCCCTGCTTGGTCATATAAAGCCTTGTAGTATTTCCCGTTTCTTTCTTGAACTGCTTTCGCCCTGTCAAAATCCTCGTCTGAATATCCCATCAATCTCCAACACTCACGCTCTGTCAAATACCGATAACGTCCATCTCCTCGGTCGATGACCTGTGCAGGTGTCCGGTCTTGCCTTGTTGTGATTGTATATGCACAATCTTTGATGACCGTCGCTCTCCGGATTCCTTTTTCTCCGATACATGCAAGGACGGACGGTTGTGTCACATCGTAGATGTCCGGAACGTCATCCTCAAGGAACTCTTGCAGGTTTCGCATCGGTGTCCTTATGAGGTCATCAAACTCAAATTTTTCACCATTCAGAACAGAAACCGTGAACACTCTTTCTCTCGCCTGTGGCAATCCGAACTCTCTTGCATCTAAAACCGCATAATTATTCGTGTACCCCAGTTTTTCCATCTCGTCCATGTATCTGTCGAAATTCGGTCTCATGTACTTTGATTTCACATTCTTCACGTTTTCCCATATCACATAACGAGGTCGCCATTCTCCCATATTCTCAATGATATGTATTGTCTCCCACATGAGAGAGGAACGTGTTCCGCTCCCCTCGTCTGAACCTTTCCCTCTGTTGATTCTCCCGTCTCCTGTCGCTTTCCCTTGATGTCCTGCGATGCTCATGTCTTGGCAAGGCGAACCATGAATCAAAATATCCGGTTTCAGATTCCATCCGACGACCGTCTGTGTTTTATATTCTAATTCCTCACGGAACATCGAATTGTATGACTGGACTGCTTTTTCATTGATCTCCACATAGTCGATTGCTTTTGTCGGGATGTTCAAATTTCTCAAGGCACATCGGGGTGAACCAATTCCCCCGAATAATTCAAGAATCTGTATTGTATCGTTCATGCCCTGCTGCCTCCTAATATCTCTCGCCAAATACTGCAACGCATTGTGCGAATACTTCTTTATTCGGTATGTAGCAAATCGAGAAATTGTTGTAATCCGTGTGTTTTGTCAAAAAATATTCCTCACATGCCTGTGTTTCCGTCAATCCGTCAAGCTGCAATGCCCAAATGACCTCACGTTCCTCCTCGCATAACGCACGACCTCTTTCAATCATTTCTGTGTTCAATCCGGTGTCTGCTGCTGCATTGTTTTCACGCAATTCCCACCCCTCCTCACGATATATCCTCAACCTTTCGTCATCTATTACCGTAAATTCATGATTCAGCAGTGTCACATCTTCTGTCGTATGTATCACACACACCTGCCTGTCATAGCTGTCTTGTTTCTGGATTCCCCAATATATACCGAATAGGTGAGGTTTGCATTTCTCCTCCACCGGAACTTGTCTTGTTATCAACACCCATGCACCGGATTCAACATCGTTTTCCTTGTTGTATTCCATGTTTGCGTCATAGTCTCCGTATTTTTTGCGTTGTTCGTAGTTTTTACGACTTTTCTCATAATCTTTCATGTCCTGCTACCTCCTGTTCCTTTATCACTAAATCCGGACATTCACGACAGTCTTGACCGTTCTCCTCGCACTGTTCCTGTTCGTGTTCCGTCACATCCTCCATGTCTTTTCCGTACCATCTGCAAAAACCGCTCATGTCTCCCCCTCCATTTCCTTGAGTAATTCATGAACCACATTGCGATAGTCCTGTGACACGATGCAGTTCTTTGAAAACTGCGGGAGGACTGCCATTCTCATAGATGCCTTTTCCGCTACAATCGACCGACGAATCGGTGTGACGAACATGTCAAATCCGGAACTGGTTTTCATCCACTCCTCGAAATCCAGTGATGTCTTGTTTTTTTGTCTCATGGTCACAAGACCCTTGATTCGGAGTTCCGGATTGATTTCCCGCAGGTCGTCAACCTGCTCCTGCAAATTGTGAATCGCCTCGTTTTCATATCCTCCGACCTTTACGGGTGCAATGACGAGTTCTGCTGCCAGTAGAATGTTGATGACCACCATATCGAGCAGACGACCACAATCACAAATGCAATAGTCGTATGCCTCGGATATTTCCTCCAGTGCATCCCGCAGCCTCGTGACTTGGTTTGCCTCCTGCTTGAGCAGCAGTTTCATATCTGTCTGCATGAGATACCCATTTGCGGGAATGATGTCAATGTGACTGTACTGTGTGGGTCTTATCAAGTCCGTTGTCCGGTATGACCCGCCTACGCTCACATGACGCTCAAGCAGTTCACTCATTCCTGTTCCCTCCGGCTCGTATGCCTCGAATGTCTTGGATGTATCGCCCTGTGGGTCTCCGTCGAGAATGAGAACACGTTTCTCCTGCTCCTCTCCCAACATGTAGGCGATTGCATCCGATGTCGTTGTCTTTCCGATTCCACCTTTCGGTGACATAACTGCAATAATTTTCATTTTTTTCTGTTCCTCCTGTTATCCTCTTGTTACCTGTTACATGAAACCTCTGTCGTCCGGCTGTCTCCATCCGCAGCGGTGCAGGTGCATCCCCTCTCCCACCTTGTAGAGTGTATATGTGAACCCTGCTCCCAGTGCTATGACAACGACTGCTGCCACAATGATGATTTTCCTCATGTCCTCACCTCCCCGCTATATCGTGATTGTGTGGTATATACACAACTGCAAATCTCTGAAAGAATAGTCCGGTGTTTCCTCCGGTTTCATCGGTGCAATGAGACCCCGTTCCTTGTATTTCCTGTGAGTGATCTCCGGAATTGCTCGGAATCTCTTGACCTCTGCATCTCCTATCTGTGCGACGATGTCCTTGTCAACCTCCATGTTTGCAAAATACTGGTTGTATATCTCCTCACCGTCCTTGATGACCCGAACCCTGTCCGGACTTTCAAGCAACGTCATAATATCCTTGACCGTCATCCTGCTGCACCTCCTCATTTTTTTCTCGGTTTGCTCTCTTTGATTTCCCCGTTCTTGAGGATGCTGTTGTTCGGTATATCCATGACCATCTTTTCGATTGCGTCCTGTTTTCCACTCGCTCGCCCCATCACAATCATGACATCGTTCATCCTCCAACTATTGAGAGATAAATATTTCTTGATGACCTCGATTGCCTCCTCTGCGGAGTAGCAGGTCGCCACGAAATGACCTGCCTCTGCCATGTCTTTGAGGAACTCTTTCTGTGATACCTGCTGCCTGTTGTCTCCGAACTTCATCTCGATGTATAGTCCGCAATAAATTCCTTTCGGATATGGCAAGCAAAGGTCGCTCACTCCCGCCTTGACACCCATCTGTTTGAGTTTCACCGCCTCCTGCTTGTTCCTGCTGCCTCCGTTCGGTACATGGTGCAGCCATTTCAATTCCGGATAGCGGTTCATGTTCCAGTTCGCCCATGACACGACATTGATTTGCTCCGTGTCCTCACTTCTCATTGCATATCTCATGTTCATTCTCTTTCACCTCTTTCCTGCTGCCTATCTCCTGCTTGCACATGTCATAATATTCGCAGAACAGACACACATGTCTGCAATCCTTGACCCTCAACATGTGCAGAATCCTCTCAATCACCTGCATCTTGCTCCAGTTCCTCCTCGATTTCTTTCATCCGGCTCATGATGGTCTGATTGTACTCATACACATAGATTCCGTTTTTCCATAGATGTTGTTTTGCTCCCTGCTCCCCGTAGTTATACGCTGCAAGTGCATCTTGAATCGTTCCGTATCTCTCAATCAGTTCCGACAGGTAATCAATCCCGACGAGTACGTTCTGATATGGGTTCGTGAGGTCTGTGACGTTCAGACGCTCCATCCTGTCTCTGTGGCACTCCTCATATATCTGCATGTACCCGATAGAATGACCATCATCACCAACCTTGTCGAATTTATATCCGGATTCTTTCTCAATCAGAGCGACCACAAGGTCATATCTGACCCCGTACTGCTTGCAGACGCAATATGTATATACCTGCATCTTTTCCGGAAAATAGCCACCTGTCCGACTGTATTCCTCCGGTATCTCATAGAGCACGAATCCATCCTCCTCGCCTCCCCAGTCTGCCGACATGGTGTCAAATACTGCATACTTGTCCGGTTCTGTGTCCTGCTCCTGCTGCCATGTTCGCACCTGCTCAAGCATTGCATTTTGTCCGGATGCCTCTCTTTTCTCGTCAATCCTCTGCATCCGTGCATCGAACTCCTGTGACTGCTGCTCAAACTCCTCAAATTCCTTGTCATCTCGCATGACAGAGCGTGTCAGACCTATGCTCACAGCGATCGCCAGTAATACCATCACCGCAATATATGTCCATTCCCGTCTCCTCCTGCTCATTCTTCTCTTTCTTTTTGCTTTCATTGCTGCCTCCGTTTCCTCATTCTCGCCCGTATGTAGAACATTGAGTTGAAATCGTTGTAATAGATTCCCGCATCCGTGAAATCAAAATCCGGATACCATTTCAACATCTGCTCACGAACCTGCTCGTGTCCTTTTCTCATGGTCTCGACGTATGTTCCGATTTTCTTATATCCTCCGGCTTTTGCTGTCGGTCTCTTGGAATGAACCACCTTGATGTCGGGGTCTCTCAATCCCTGTGAGGAGTTCCACCGTTTCTCCGATTTCACCCTGTTCTTTTCCTCGACGATATACTTTGCCATTCCTGTCAAACCGTTCTCGTCCTTTTGCAGCCTCCGAACCTCGTTCCTGCTGCTCTGTTTCCAACATCCCTCAACCACATCCATGTCCATGTCGCCATCCATGACAATGTGATGATGCCACCGGATTTCCTCTGTCGGATTGTAGGCGGTCACATAGACATATCTTGCGTTCGGGAGACCCCTTTTCTTTCTCTGATAATTCACCCGTCGGATGAATTTCTGCACGTTCTTGATTGCTGCGTCGATGTCTCCGTCCGGAGGGAGATGCTCATTGTCGTATGTAAACGTGAGCCATAAATCCCTGTCCGTGAAATTCTCATTGATAAGACGCTCCACATATTTCCTTGCGTTCTTGTCATTCAGATTCCTTTGAGCCTTGTCATTGTCCTTTTTGATACTCCGACCCTCCGGAGGTACTTCATCCATTTTCTTGAACTGTGGATATATCTCAACCTCGAACTGGTCTCCTGCTCGTATCTCCTTGAGTGCATATACAACCTTTTTCCCTTGCTTGAACATCTGCTCAACAAAGAACTCGTGCATATCCTCAAGGCTCTTGTTGTATGCTGCCTCATAGTCATACGGGATGAACGTCATCCCTTTCTTTCTCTTTGCCATTCTGACACCGTTCCTCCTGCTGCCCTTATATATACTTTTCAACGACTTGTTACTATCCATCACAAGGTCGTCAAAAGGGTCTGAAACCCTTTGAATCACGGGGTTTTCCCGCTTTTTCATGCTTGCAATATGGTGTCAGATTTGCTATAATATTTTTAGGTTTTAAGCGTCTGACACAGACTGCTAAACGGGAGACCGCTGCAACGGTCTCCTTTCTTTTTGCTCTTTTTTCTCATGCTCTGCATATTCATTTTTTAGGTGTATTCCTCGTAAATCGCCCCCTCCATATCGAACGCAAGTTGACCGTCCATGTTGTCATCTTCCATCCACCACTTAAACACTTTCAGACCTGTTGACCACTTATTACAATTCTTTAAGCCTCTTTTTTCTCGTTCAATCAGCATCTTGTCAAATGCTCTGATATATGCCTCTTTGTATTTTGGATAACGTTCAAATTCGCTCCATCTCTTATCTCCTGCCATCGGGCAGCCGATACAACCAACCCTGCAATTTCCGCATCCGTATAGCGGATTTAGACAAATTGCATTTTTCTTTATATACCACCACAGAAATTCATCATCCCAGTCTATCAGCGGATTTATAATGACCTTGTGCGTTCTGAAACAGTTTTCAACGGTTCTCCTCGTTTCTGCATTGTCGAGGTTCATCACAATCACCCCGCCCTTATTCGTTGACAGAAAATTGTCGTCTTTTTCTGCCTCTTTTAATAAATCTTTTTTAGGTTTTGGGATTGTAATTGCACCTTGATTGTTTTTTCGATTATTGCTTTCTGCTTTTCTTACACCTGTGACGATTCTCTCCCCCAGCTCTCCAGTGTTCTCTTTAAGGTCTACACAGCAATATCGCATCAAGCGTGTCGGCGGTGTGACATGCCTCACGATCAACTGCCACATGCTCTCTTTTGGATAATGAATTTCATACGGAATCCCCATCTGTTCAAACTTTCGTTTTTCTTCCCGAACAAAATAGACCGTTTCCGGTGCATCCACTGTTGTGTGATTATGACGAACTCTGAATTGCAACCCATATTTTTCTTTCGCTTGCAACGCTATGTGCTTTAGAACACTGCTGTCTTTTCCTCCGCTGTCGCAGATAATGCACTCACTTCTTTCACACATCATGTGCAATATTTCTATTGCATTTTTCTCCAGTCGTTCCATCTCGCCCTCCTCATGCTGTTGCAACCGCTGTCTTTCCCTGCTGCTCCCACTTCTGACGTTCCTCCTGCTTTCCTGCCATATATCCGGCAATATAGGACTTGTCAACGTCGTCCATCTGTGTGAACCGCTCTGCGATATTCTCAATCATTTCTTTTCTCTCGTCCTTTGACATATATGTCACGCTCCTCTCTTTCCTCTGATTCTCTCAAGTTCTGCCTGTATGTCTTTTCCGGAATAATCTGCAAGCAGTTTCTCCGAAATGTGATAAGTCCATATTGATGACATCTGAACCGCTGTTCCGATAGGGAGTTTCCCTTGCTGCATCGCTATTCGGATGAATTGCGGTGATACATTCAATATGACTGCTGCCTCGGTTGGCAATATACGTCCGACTTCCATCCGTCTGACCTCCTGTTCTGACCTGCCTTGTCAATGCGTGGGCGGTCATCCCACACAGACGGGCGACTGCTGCCCGTTTCGGCTCTTATCCTCTTTTTTGAATTATCTCGTTTTCAACTTTTGCCTCTACTATGTTTAATTTTTCATAAGCATTTTGCAGATTCTTCACCGCTTGAGGCATTGTCACAATTATCGTCTCTATGGATAGACCTGCGATTCTTTCAACTTCCTTTTTCCTCTCTCGCATTTCTTTATCTGCTGCCACTCTTTCCTTGTTTGCCATAAATTCATAGTTTTCTTTATCTGTCAGTTTCATCCTTATTTCCTCCTGTGGAGGCTCTCTCGGTCTGTTCATGACCTCGCCTCTGTTCCGGCTGAATTTACCGTGTTGTGTCTTTTCGCCTTAAAAAGTCACCGAAAACCTGTCATCCAACTATGAACCTTTTAGCAAGTTCACCCGCTGCCATGTTTCTCACGGTATTCCGACGCTGTCTTTCGGCTTGCCATCGTCAGAGCGTCGGTCGCCATCCGGACGCTGACGGGGCGACTGCTGCCCCGTT